ATCCACTATATTATTTATAAATAATTTAAAGTTGAATAATACCCCATAAACAGTTAAACATATGCTTAAAACTGTCCTAAATGGTCGTTTTAGGGCATATATTGACTAAGTCCTGCAATAAGTACAGCTATTACAGTTGTCCACGCTAAAAGTTCTGATCGAGAAATCTTTTGATTAACTTTTTCGTGAAGTTGATCTATCCTCACATTCATGTCTTTTTGTCCCTCTAATAAAAGAGCCAACATTTCTTTTTGAGTATATCCATTATCGGCCATGACCATAATATCCATATTTATTATTACAAATAGTTACCCATGTTCCATTAATATTTCTTGTATAACAACAATCAGAAGCCATTAATCTCTAAATCCTATTGTCAATAACCACACAGCAAGAGTGATCACAGTTGCAAGACCTGTAACCTGTTGAGCTGATCCTGTAAGAGTAAGTGTTGCAATAACTAAACCGACCAAAGTCCAACTAAGGTTTAAAGTTTCTTTTATAGCTCTTATAAGCCAATTCCATAATTTTTTTAGCATTAACCTCTCCTAAACATGAAAGCTGCCATACTAGCTATTCTAGTCAAAATTACAGGCACTACAACTTCCTGAGCTTTTTCACGCTGATCTGAGGTCATATCATCTCCTATATTTGAAATGCTTACATCTTCTAAATTTATATCTGTAAAAACCTCTATTGGATTTTCTAAAAATTCTTCAAATTGAACTTCAGTAACAACATCAGCTAAAGTATAATTTTCCACATCAGTATTCTCTACTGCCCTCTCAACATATTCCTCTACTGCTTGAGCAACTACCTCATCTTCTTTAACAGCTTCAGAAATAATCTGAACATCTTCTTTTTCCACTTGTAATACTTCTGCTACAACTTCTACTTGTTCTTCTGTAAGTTCCTCTACATCTTCAATGGCTTCCTCAACAATAGCCTGAACTACTTCCTGAACTTCTTGTGTTGCTTGATCTAAGTTCTGAACACCAATGTCGTTAACTTCCTCAATTACCTCTATGACTTCTTCTGTTTCAAGTTCCTCAACATATTCTTCGATTGCTTCTTCTTTAGCTTCCTCATACTCAATTAATTCCTCTTCAGTAAAATCCTCTATTTCTTCATCAGTAGCTTCGGGAATATCAATAACAATAATTTCCTCAATTACTTCTTCTAATTCTCCAACTTCTTCAGCAATTTGTTCTTCTGTGATCTGTTGTTCAGCCACTTCTGTAATAAGTATTTCCTTATCTTGTTGTTCATCTTCCAAAGGTAAAGTATCATCTGTAAATACTTCTTGTTCAATTTCATCTTCAATAATTTCATCTTGTATACTCTCTAAGTCTTTTTGAATGTCCTCTTTTGTAGGTGGGAATACATCATTAGCTATTAGTATATCGATTAAATCAATTTCTTCCTCAATTATTATTTCTATTTCCTCAAAATCCTCTAATTCGTTTATATATTCCTCTATCTCTAAAACGACTTCTATATATTCCTCAAATTCCTTTTCAATTTCTAAAATCTCTTCTTCAGTTAGTTCCTCTAATTCCTCATCAGTTAAAATTAATCCAATTTCCTCTAAGAAATCCTCTTGATCCTCAATTAATTCAAGTTCCTTTTCTAATATTTCAGCTTCAAGTTCTATTATTTCTTCTAATACTTCAATTTCTTCTTCTGTTAAATCTTCTATATAGATTATTTCTTCTTCATATATTTCTTCTTCAAATATCTCTACATCACAATCTCCTCTAGCAATTTGCTCATCTGTAAGTTCACACCCATACTCATCTAAATTATCAAATCTCTCCATATCCCTTTCAACAGTTCCGTCATCTACTTCTATTTGTGTGTATTCAAGTTCTTCGCCGTCTATTTCAACAATCACTATTGGGATAGTGGTAGTGGTTGTAGTTGGTGGTGGTGGTGGAATTGTAGTCGTGGTTGTGGTTGTAGTCGTGGTTGTGGTTGTTGTAGAAGTCGTTGTGGTAGTCGGTGTTGGTGCAGTAAATTTATAATAAATGTTATCAAATAACCACCAATCTTGTAAATTATCTGAAGCACCTGCGATCACAATTTCATTGATAGTAGTTCCACTAGGTGCAGTTAAAGTTACTTGTGAGTTACCACTTGCATTTGCAACTATATTAAAAGTAGCAGAAGTAGAGTTATCATAATAAACAGTTCCTGTATTTGCGTCATCAACAGCTAAGGTAAGAAATCCAACTTCTGTAATTGGCTTATTCTCTGAATTAGGGAACGCGATAGTAAGTGCGTCCGTTGAACTGCGTAGTCCCAATTGGTAACGATCTGATCCAAAATATTCTGATCCATGACAATCCATATCCTCAATATTGATTGATCCGGGTATTTGAGCAGTAGAACAATCAGTTTCGGAAGCAACAGCAGTATCGTTACTACCATAAACGAAAGTAATATCTTCGTTAGTCTGTTGGTTATCAAAGCCTTCTGTTACAGTTGTTTCTTCTGCATAAACAGGTATAGGAATTATTAATAGGCATACTATTAATATTCTTGATAATTTATTTACCACCACAGTTGCAGTTTCCACAGCAGTCGCCCATTATCCACCTATCTTCCATATAATTTCTGTTATCTCTCCCGATATTCCACTTATTACAGTTAAAACCTCAGCTAATCTTTCATTAGCATTTGTAACTTCTGCTTTCAATACTGCTACTTCATTAGTTAATGTTTGCACAGATCTAAACAACCAAGAAATTAAAGAAATTATTAGTGCAGAAATAACACCACCAATGGCTTTTGCGTCTAATTTTACATTCATTTTAATCTTCGTATGTGGCTTTTGGTTTATATTGTTCAAGTGCGTGTTGAAGTACAGTTATAAAACTTGTTAAAAAAGCAACACCAACTAATTGAAATACATCTGCGTCAATTATTCCACTTGAATTTGCTAACCATAAAGATATTGCTGATTGAAGTCCTGTTCTAAATGCTTTTGACAGCATGAACTTCCAATATGCTTTTGCGTTTGCCATAAATTCTCCTAAATTATTCTTCCTCATCTACCTTAGCAGATAATTGGTTACGATTAAAATGTCGGCACTTTTTATTCATACATTTGTAATTTAATTTTTTAACTATAAATAATAAAGCGTGATTACAACTTGGGCAGGTTAAGTTCATGAGGGGATCTCCTCGATTAAATATGTTTTATGATCTAATTATAGTTTTTTATTAAAGGATTTTCTTACTAATAATAGATTTTATATTCTTAATTTCCTTAAGCATTTTATCCATTTTAGCGTCTACCATGCCTGTTAATATAACATCATCAGTAGATTTGTTAGAGAGTTCTTGTTGATCTAAATTAATATTAGAATATTTAATAGTTACTTTTTCATCATTCAATAAGGCCTCAGCGATTTTAGGATAAGCCTTTTTATAAGCGTCTCCCGATCCACCAACAAATCCGTCCTTACCTTTATCAAGGTCCTGTTGTGTTTCTCCTAGTAGTAAACAACCTGCTGTGTGTTGATCCGTATTTCCTGTATGAATTAAGATCCATTGAAAGTTAGGAACATCTTGAAGCCATAACATTCCTTTATGAAAGCCTGCACCATATCTAGCTTTATATTTTGTATGAAATCCACCCTCAGTTCTAAGTTTTACTTCATATTCTCCTAAAGGGATCGCTGTTTCAGAGTGGACTTTAACATCTCTAACTTCATCTTCTAATGTATAACATTCAAAGACACCATTTATAAATAGCATTCCATTGGTTGCGTCCTCGCCAAATTGAGTTCTTACGACATCAAGTTTCATTAGCTTGGCTTTGGATTATCGTCTTTAACTTTTTTAACAGCTTTGTACCACTCGCCAGTCTTGTCGCCTTTTCCAGCACTCATATCGTGATATAACAAATCAAGTTGTTCGCCTAAAGCAGGATAACTTTCTTGTCTATCTCTAACATATCCATTATCTTGCTCATCTAATTTCCAATTAGCTCTATCTTCAATAGCTTGGTCGTATTCTGCCTTAGTAAACTCTCGTCTTTCATTATTGACTTGAGCATACAAAGGTTTTTCACTTTCTATTTCAGAAGTTGCTTCAGTTCTAAATTGTGCAATAGTTTTTATAGCCATAATATTTCTCCTTTCTTTATCTTAGCATTTATTTTCTTAGTCCGTAAAGTTTAAATTCTCCACTAGCTATGTTTCCACTAGACATTTTAAATTCCATTCCACCATTAGCAGTTTTCTTTGCATTTATTTCTGTTGTAGCTTCAGTTCTAAATTGTTCAATTGTTTTTATAGCCATATC